TATTAGAAAACAGTTTACCGAAACATTTATTGCATACGAAAAGTATAAAAGTGATACTCAAAAATTAGACGAAGAAATAGAAGCTAAAAAGTCTCGTGTGGCAGAAGTAGAACTATTGCCGCAGAAAAAAGGTGGAAAAAACCTAGCCTTTTTAGAGCGTGCTAAAGAAGACCTAAAATTACTGGAAACTCAGAAAAGTGCTATAATTGCACCAGACTTATCTGTATTTAAAGAAGCTAGAGATTTATTCACAAAAGGGGCTAGTGCTGCTTTTGAAGAAGGAGCTAGATTAATAGGCGTAGCATTAGGGCAAGCATCTGAAAAAGCAGCTTTAACTATTGCACAAGCTAAACTAGGTTCCCTATCTGGGGAAGGGTTAGCTATAGAAAGTGGTAGATTAAAACAAGCCGAACTAGACCTTCAATTAAAAGCTATTAATACTAATATTGATTTAATTAAGAGTCAAGAATTATTAAAATCTTCAATTGATAATGCTGCAGCAATAACTGCGGCCTCTGATACTAAAGGTAAAACCCCGGAACAAATTACTTCTTTAGAAAATGAAAAGAAAGCAGCAGCAGCATATAAATCTCAATTAGAATCAGGTAAAACTAAATTTAGTACTACTGGTAATGATGATGTAGATGCATTATTAAAATTAAAATTAATGCCTATGCAGCGAGCACTAGCACAGCAACAAGCTTCTGCTGTACTTGTAAAAGGACAAAAAACTGCTCAAACTATAGTAACTGGTAGAGAAACTAGTGAAGGTGCCCGTAAAGATGCAGAAAAAGTAGCCCAATTAGAATCAGATTTAAAACAGCAAACAATAACTAGATTTACTATATTGCAAGGTATTGGTAATCTTATTAATGAAGATATGTTACGTTCTAATATATTAGTAGAGAACGCTATTTTAGAAAACAAACAAGCACAAGAACTTATAGTTATTAAAAATGCTATTGCGGACGCTACAAAAGCTAATCAAACAGATGAAGTTGCCAAACTAGAAGTAATAAAAAAATTAGTAGAAAAAAGACAAATAGCTGAAACAGATAATAAAGGTCTTCAAGATAGAATGAAATTACTAGATCTTAGCTATTCTAAAGAAAAGCTAGCTAGAGATACTGAATTTTCTGCTAAGGAACAGATTAATAGATCAGGACAACAAGCTATTACTAATCAACAACAAATGTTAGGCGTACAAGCGTCTTTATATAAGATAACGGCAGAAGAAGCTGAAAAACGTCGCAATGTGTTAGAAATACAGTCTGCTCAAGTAGAGTTTGCAGGATTAGCCCTTAAACTAGAGCAAGATAGAGCAACTAAAGTTTCCGAAATACAGTCAAGATTAGATAAAGCAAAAGAAGACCCTAAAGCTACTGAAGCTAGCCTTGCAGGAATTCAAGCTGAAATGACAGCAGCTACTGCATACTATACTTTTGAACAAGGCGCCTTACAACGTAATAAAGACTCAAAGATGGATGTTATTAACGTAACACAATCTATGTCTGAAAAAATGAAAGGTTTTAGTGATATTGTAGCTGGAGCTTTTGGTAATATGGCAGATGCCATTACTAATTTTGCACGTACAGGTAAGTTAGATTTTAAAGGTTTAGTTGACACTATGTTAGCAGATTTACTACGTTTTGAAGTACGGGCACAAATGTCTTCATTATATTCCTCAATGGGCGGATTAAGTGGTATACTTAAAATGGCAGGTTTCGGAGGGGGAGGGGGTACTACTAGTCCGTACTCACTATCTTCCGGCGGCGGTGGTACGGGGCTTAAAATGCCTGGATTTAGCGCAGATAGTCCAATTAGTTATAGTCTTGGCAAGAGCGCTTTAGGTAATGCTTTTAGTGGTAGTCTTAGCAAGTTCGCACAAGGCGGTGCCTTTACGAATTCTATCGTAAATTCACCAACCCTGTTCAAGTTTGCTAAAGGTGCAGGTATGATGGGTGAAGCTGGTCCCGAAGCTATTATGCCATTAAAACGCGATAGTAATGGTAATTTAGGTGTTCGTGCAGGTGGTGGTGGAACAACAGCCGTAGTAGTTAATAACTATGGTACAGCTCCAGCAACTACTAAAGAAACAGTAGATTCAAAAGGTAATCGTAAAATTGAAGTAGTTATTGGCGATATAGTTGCTGGTGAGTTATCAAGAGCCGGTTCGCCAACACAACAAGCTATGGGTACAAACTTCGGTGCGCGCCCAACAGTACTAAGGAGATAAACTATGGCAGTATTAATATGGCCAGTAACTTTGCCACAAGTACCCCAAAAGGGGTTCACAGAGTCTATTGGCATTAACATTATTCGTAGTGCTACAGACTCTGGTCCGGCTAAACAAAGACGTAGAGCTAGTCGTCCTAATGAACTAAACTTAAGTTTCATTATGACGACTGCCCAAACGCAGACACTAGAAGCTTTTATAAAAGACGATTTAAACGGAGTGAGTAGATTTCAGTTTAATCACCCTCGTTTAAATACGTTAATAGATGTTAGAATAGTTCCGCAAAGTAGCGGAGAATTCTTTACAGTACAATATATTGCTCCAGGATACTGGTCAGCAGGATTAAAATTTGAAATGATGCCATGAGTAGATTAAATAGCTTATCAACAGCAGCTATAAAAGCAATGTATAGTTCAGAGACTGAAGAGTCTCTGATTATGCTTTTAACAATAAGTGACCCAGATCCTGCGCTAACTCCACTAAGATTAGCCGATGGATTTACTGGTAGGTTAGAGGCTTTAACTACTGATCAGGATATTATATATGGTGTAACTAGTCGTACTTTAGACTATGTGTTTATACCTATGCAAATTACTTTACCTAGTGAACAAGATACAGGTATGGGTCAGTGCAGTTTAGTTATTAAATATGCGGCCCCAGAAGCTATTGAACTAGTACGTACTAGACTAACAAAACCAACAAAAGTATTATTAGAATTAGTTTTATCTGGTTCTCCAAATACAGTCGAAGTTAGTTTTTCAGATTTTTATATAACCAGTGTAACTTATAATGCAGACCAGATAAGTTTCGATTTAAACATGATTAGTTTTAATCGCGAGCCTTTTCCTTGTTTTAACTTTACACCAGGATATTTTCCAGGACTATTCTAATGAAATATGATAATTATATTGGGTTACCATACAAAAACAATGGTAGAGATACATCAGGAATAGATTGCTGGGGATTAGTATGTTTATTCTACAAGAATGAACTCAATATAGATCTTCCTAGTTATACTGAAGAATATGACGGTGCACAAGATTTACGTAATGAAAGTTTACTTACTAAATATAAGCAAGATTCTTGGACTAAAACTACAACTCCTGAAGTTGGTAATGTAGTTTTATTTAATATACTTGGAGAGCTATGCCACGTAGGTATTTACTTAGGTAATAATAAGTTTATGCACTCCAGAGAAGGTAAAGATTCAGTAATTGAGTCTTTGTCTAATGTAAAGTGGGCAAAAAGAGTTGAGGGTATATATGAAAGAGATCAGACTTCTAAGATAGAAGTAATAGGCTCCCCTCACCCACTAAAAACAATGATACATCGTGAATGGACTGTGGCAGGAACTACGGTTGAAGACTTTGCAAAGTTCATTCGCGAAAAGTACACTATTAGCCAACGTATTGCTAGTAGGTTAGTAATTCTTATTGATGGGGAAATAATCCCTAAAGATAAGTGGGCTACTACAGTATTACAAGCAGATCAAAAAATAGCCTATAGATCAGTTGCTGAAGGTAAAGAAGGCCTTAGAATGCTTCTTGTTATTGCAATTGTTGTTATTGCAATTGAAACAGGGTATGTAGCAGACTGGGGCGCGTCATTAGCTAGTACTACAGGGCTTAGTGTAACTACTTCAACCGCCCTAGTACAGGGTGCAGTAACATTTGCTGCAGCTATGTTGGTTAATGCAATTTTACCTATTAGACCATTAAGTCAAAATGATCCTGGTAGCCCTATTGCTATGAATTTATTTACTGGGGCTAGTAATCAAGTAAATAAATTTGGGGCTATCCCAGTAGTATTGGGCAGAGTACGTACTACCGGATTAATGGGAGCTACACCTTATGTAGAAACATTAACCGATACAACCATATTAAACTTGTTAATTGTATGGGGGTTTGGCCCTTTAGATGTTAGTGATATTTGTATTGGCGCAAATACCCTGTCAAGCTACTACGATGGATTTGTACAAGACATACCTAGACCCGTTACACTAGCAGGATATCCTGTAGAAGATGCCACTACTTTTAATAAGCAATACTCTCAAGATGTAGAGCAGCATGTAAAAAACGTAGAAC